TCCTGGACGACGCTTCCCCAGCCGTAAGCCTTGCGCTCGTGATCACCCATTGCCTGCGAGTGGTGCAGGCTATGGGCAATGGCCAGGTGCATCTTCTCTTCGCTGGCACCGGCGTCCCGCTTTGCCATCGCCATCCCGCGCGTCTGGCCGCATAGAATACAAGGGCAGCCCACGCCGTGATTGTTGTAGGGGTTGGGGGTTGCCGACTTCGCCATTCCCATTCTGGAGTCTTCGTAGAACATTTGTCACCTCGAATGCGGCAGTACGATTTCTACGCCGAAGTTCTGTTTGCTCTGACGTTGCGACGATGAGCCGGTAATTGTCAAGGTCCGATGCGTGATCCAGCAATCTTGCACCAGTCCGCCCAGGGTCAAGTCCGCCGTTGGCCCGACCGAATCCTGTATGGCGCTCTCAACCGCATCCGCAAGGTTGTTAAGATTTGAGACATTGGTCTCATCTGGAACTTCGCCTTGAAGGGAAACAACTGAAATCGTGCAGAGTAGAGATACCCGCGCAGGCGCAAATAGAACGCTACGGTCATAGATTTCACCGGCCTCCATCATGAAGAATGCGGGGTACTGCTCCTCGGCCAGGTCGGTATCAGGAACCGGACGACGGCCGGCATAGTTGAATGGGCTTGTCGGGGTCACAAGCGCCGCCTTCAACTGCGCGAAGAATGCCGAATATACAGCCTCGCGTCCAATCGGATGTCCCATTACTCTCCCGACTCCTTGATTCCTTCATCGACTGCTTGCTTCAATCGCGCCTCAATCCATGCCCGGTTGGCGTCGAGCGCAGGACCCGCAAACGGGCGCGCCGGAATCGAGACGTGATGCACGAGAACGAAAAGCAAGTGTACGATGCCATCCATGACGCCGAACATGTAGACGTTGTTGCCCACGTTCGAAAAGAAGATCCGATCATAACCAGCGTCTGCCGCATCCCGTGGTGCGAACCTTGCCACCCCTGTAGGCGTCAATGCGTCTTCCATGGGAATGGCCAGCATGTGACCATTGGTTGCATCGATCTCTGCGCCGAACTCTTGAGCGGGACCGTACTTCAGGCCCTTCCCGGCCATCATGCCGCCGGTCAGGCCGTGTTCGTCTTCCTCAACTGGCATTGCCGCCATAGATGCAGCGAGATTTCCAGATCGTCTCTTGAGTCCTGATTCCTCGAAGTGCTGCTGCCCGTACCTTGCGAGTTCTGCGCCGATGTTCACCAGTTGGCGGCGCGCGGCTGTTCTGATGGCAGGACCCATATGATCCAACCGTGCAGAGAGCCGCTTGCCGCCTTCTAGGGTGATGTCCATGCTTAGCTGGCGACTGCTGCGTTCACAGCGTTGGCGTAGTACCAGATGCCGCCGTGGGCCTCCAAAGAGAGCTGGCTGTTGGCCGTGGCAGCAAAGGTCAGAATGTGCTTGTTGCCATTGATGACATTGGCCGGGGTTGTCACGGTGTGCTGGTTCGTGGTGGTAGTGATGAAGAGCAATTCGGCTCCATCCTGACCGCCCGCTGAAGCCGGGCCCGCTACCGGGGTTCCGAGGGTCATGGCCGCTACGCCAGCGTAGGTTACGAGCACAGTGCCGGTGATGATGCTGATGACCGCAGTCGCCGAATTCACCACCTGATCGGGCGTCATCGCTCCATGCGCCAGCGTTCCGGTAGTGTTGAACGTCGGAGCCGCTGTTGAATCGCCAGAAAGCCCAGCGTCAACTACGCTCATTGTTGCCAGCGTATTCAGCACACCGCCATAGCCATTCGGCACGTTGGGGGTAAGGTTCGATGCAATCTTGCCCTGGTTTGCGCCGCCCGTCACACGGTACACGTCATAGACGGCACCGGGGATCGTGTTCCACGAGATGGTGTTGGATGCCGTAGCCGAGAGCGTGGCGGCTCCGGTAGTGATCGTGACAGTTGCGGGTACCGTCTGAGTGCCGAGCTTGGCGACCACGGCATACGTGTAGTTGGTCGAAGCGGGGGCCAGTGGTACGACAATCACCACCGGAGGAGTTACGGGCACAGCCTGGACCGCCGTCACAAGAGCGTTGACGAGGTCTGTCTGCTGGGCTACCGCAGGGTTGGGCGACGTGCTGATGATGCTGAGATTTGACATTGTTTTGTTTCTCCTTTTGGTGGTTAGACGACACCCATGCCGTCGATGGGAAAGACTTCTTTGTGTGGGGTCAACAGCGAGATGGTGGACGGATGCGCGTCCTTCAGGAAGTAGTTGATGCGGTCAGGACCGACGCCGGATCCTGTATCGCCTACACGGGTCCTGTTCTTGAACAGCAGCGCCGATTGCTGAATACAAGCCAATTGGAAGTCGTCAGGCACCATGTTCGCGTTGCTTGGCAGGACCGGAATCGCTCCCTCGCACCGCCAGAAGATGCCGTTGTCATTCGTGAGCGAGTTGCGCGTCTGGAGCCATGTTCCCGGCGCCGTTGCGCCCGTCGTGCCGCCGTTGACAGCCTCATAGTAGAAGCCGCCCACCTGAATCTGCGCATTGGCCAGGGTGACTGCGGCCGCCGTCCATCCCGGCAAGGTCAGGACCCCAAGCTGTCCCGGCGTCATGAACCCACCAGAGTAGTTCAAAGTGATGTTCTGACGACCTTCCCAGAAGCACTCATCGCGTAGGTTAATAAACCAATTGTCCCATGACAGGTGAGATGCTGAGCCGTTCGTAGACGAGAGGATTACGTGTCCTGTTTCCCCGTAGAATCCTGCCAGTACGACAGATGATACGTTCAGGACCGGATAGATCAGCGCACGCATTGAGCGCCGGCCATTCCCATTCCGGACCTCGGCAAACATTCCCACAGCCAGGGTGCGCGATACATAGCGATTGATGCCGTCCGATACCGCAGTGATGATCTTTGCCAGTGCTGAATCTGATGCGGTTGTTTGGCCCAAAGCGGGGCTTATGTAGTTCTTCAGGTCCGTCAATGTCGTCAAATCAACCGCATGAGGCATCTGATCACTCCACTGTGATGCGCGTGCTGGACTTCCCTGCAACCTTGACTTCGCCCGGTACTGGCAAGTTCAAATTTCTCGCGTTCGCGGCGATGGCGTCAAAGTCCTCTTGACTCACCGTCATGCTGACTGGAGAAATCTTGAAGCCGATAGCTTGCAACTTCTGGACACTCTCCTCTTGCACGGTCACGAACCCGGTATCGTCTGCTTGGTAGTTCCTGCCATCGACAGAAACCTGCGAATTGCCTTCAGGACACTGCAATCTGACCATTTCATTCCCTCCAAAAAATAAGGCAGGAGGCGTTTGGTTGCCGCCGCCTGCCTCATTGTAAATCCATCCGTAGGTTAGAACGTCTGGGTTCCCGTCGGCTGGTTGATGTTGGTCAGGATGGCGAAGGCTGGAGCGAAGTACAAGGCGAATGTCTCATCGACATACACGCCGTACTCATTGCGCCGGGTGCGCAGCGGCCAGGACACTTGCACATAGTCCTGACGGACACGCGCTTCGAGGATGTTGGCCACGCCGCTCAGGGGGTACGGAGAGCGATCGGACCAGAAGAGAATCGTGCCCGGAGGCAGGTTGGGGTGCGTTTCAATCGGCAGCGTGTTGCCGTAGATCTTGTTCTTGTAGGCGTTGACCGCGCGCCCGGCAACGATCTGAGAACCGCTTCCCGAGTCCGCCTCAAACACCATGCGGAGGCTGTTGTTGGTGCTGGCCGTGTTCAAGAACTGAGCGATGTTCGAGTTCAGGTCGGTGGAGCTGACGAGAATCCGGTCAAAGCCAATCTTGTACTGGTCGTAGGCAGCCTGGAAGACGGCATCGAACTCGGTGATGCTGGTGCCAGCGATGGTCAGGCCGGTGTTGCCACTGGCACCTTGGAAGATCAGGGCGCCGGAGCCTGCATATCCGAGAGTTCCGCTGGCCACAACGGGCAGGTTCGGGTTGGTTGCCATGGCGGTGCCAGGAGCGGAACCGGATACGGAACCGTTGATCTGACTGAGAATGCCATCGGGCAACAGGGTATTTGTCGAGTTGTCCTGATACGCACCATTGACCTGGAGAGCGGTAATCAGTTGATTGGTGGTGGACGGGACCGAGCTGAACTTCGCCTGGTTCGTGGTGGTGATGCCCTGGAGCCGGGCCGCGCCGGTCGTGGTCCCGAAGTACCAAGCGTAGGCTACGGCGTTGACCACAGGCGTAACGGTTGCGGTGATGATCTGGCCGGCAGTCGGGGTGATGGTGGCCTGCGCGGAAGGCTGAGCCGATCCGCCGCCCACGTTGGTGATGGTTCCCGTGGTGCTGGTCAACGTGACCTGTCCGGGGATGCCGTTGGCCATGCTGCCGGTACGCCATCCCGCATGACTGAGGGCAACGCATACGAGGTAGTAGGGAACGTTGGAAAGCGCCGAAGTAGTGCCGGCGGCGGTCAAGGTGGGCGTGGGAGTGATACCCAGCGGGGTGGAGGCGTTGCCGCCGATGAGCGTCTGCTCTTCGCCCACCATGACACCTTGCAGCGTGGCCTGAATCGTCACGCCTTGAGCATCGGGCTTGAGGTTGAGAGCGGCCAGACGGGCTTCCCAGGACACGGATCCTTCGAGGCCCATAGTCTTGTAGCTCGCCAGTTGGTCCTGAACTGTGATGGCGGAAGCGGCCGCGCGTTCGCCCTCAGGCACGCCGATGGAGACGTTGTTGACGTTGATGCCGGTGACCCTCTTCCAACGGTGCGCCGTGCCGCCATCGGCAGGAACGCGGGGGAGGCTGGAAATCAGCGGAATCAACTGCTTAAACGGGTGCATTTCCTGAACTATGCGGCTCAGGTCGTACCACACCAGCCCTGTGTTCTGGTCAACAGTGTCGGCCTTCGCGAGAGTGCCAACACGCTCGTCAATGGCCTGCTTGAAAGTGTCGCTTTGCAGGAACTTCTCGAATTCATTCATCTCAGATTCTCCTATTGCCGAGTTGCTGACTAAAAGCTGGAACCGCTGTGGACTGCGCTGGCCGGTCTAGTTGCCGCCCAGGTCAATCTTGAAGTTGGGGTCATTAATCGACTTCGCAAACCCGCTGCCAGGGGTGCACATCAGACCGAAAGCGCGCGCCGTGGCCTGCTCAGAGCTGCGCTGGTCGTTCGGATCAGCTTCGGAGAGCGATTTGTTGATCATCCGGTTGAAGTCAGCCTTGCCGTCGCTGGCCGGAAACACATCGCTGGTCGAACTGGCAACGAACAGCTTCGGGCGGCGGCCGGCGGAGGGCTGATTCTCAATCACAGACATCTGGCCCTTCAGGAAAGCGTTGTCGGCAATCAGCGGGGCGGTGGCTTCGGCCACAGCGGCCTTGACCATCGTCGCAATCGCAGACGCCGAATATGGCGAGTCGCCAGCGCCGCGGAAGGTGTTTCCCTCAACTTCGCCTTCAGTCATGCGCCGGGGGGAAAGCTCTTCCACGTTCTCCGAAGCAGGCTCTTCGCCCAAGTCGGTTTCCGCCTTCTCTCCATCCCATCCGGTCATAGCCTTGCCGAGTGCGGCGTGAGCAAGTTCGTGGTGGTCGGCAATGTCGTTCATGTGTCCCGAAAGCGCCGTGAGGTGCTTCTTGAACTCATCGCCGCCGTCGGCCGCCTTGCCCATGCACTTGTGGAGGGCTTCAATCTCGTCGACCGCCTTGCCGTGGGAGGCCGAAGCCTTCTTGATGTGGTCATCGGCCTTCTTTATGGCCGCCTTGCTTGCCGCCGTGAAGCGCTTCTGGAGTTCCATAGCCATGATTGTTTTCTCCTCTTTGGTGCTGCCCGGCCAATCGGCGGGTAGAAGGTGTGTTGCGTTCAGCGCTTTCGCGCGTGCGATGATGTGAGCCTTGGCTTTCTCGGGGTCCGATGCGCGGCCAATGGCTTGGATTGCGTTCTCGAGATCCTTCACGTTCTGAACCGGGAATGAACCGTCGGGAAGCGCAACCCCCGTGCTGCCGAGGTGCTTGCGTTCCTTTTCGCTGAACTCCCGCTTCTCAAGGTCAACGCCGTCCGCAAACTTGGCGGTCAGAGTGGCCATCTCATCGGCGGTCAGTTCGTCGGACTCAACAGGACTCGGATTCGGGTCCTGTGCGGCTTTGGCAAGGTCAGGAAGGGCAATCTTCCCCATTCCGAGAATCGTCCGGAACGTGTCAAGCGCCTTTTCCATCAAAGTCTCGTTACTGGTTTGATTCTCCATCGACCCTCCAAAGGCGAGTCCTCCGGCGATCTTGCAAACATCGATGCGGCAGTCGGAGTTCGCCGGCCGGTCAACTAGGCTGATCTCTCGCAAGGAAAGCGCCTTGACCACATCGCCAACCTTCTCCAGTTTGGAACCGCCGATACTGAAGCCCTTGTAGACGCCTTCCTTGCACAGTTTCCATGCGGCGGGATCAACGATCTTGGCACCGATGTAGAGCCCTTTGGCGTCAATGTGGGCCTCTTTGGTCACGCCAACGGCATTGTTGGTGTGCATGGTCCTGATGTTCGCCCACTTCATGTAGTCGGGGAGGGCGGCCTTGA